CTACTCATACTCATAACAAAATCTGAAGTCATAACTTTACTATAATCTTCAGCTACTTTATCAGCACCAATCACATCTTCTTCTAACGCTGAACGATTAGCTTGAGAAGCAGTCCATATGGGAATCTCTAGTTCACCGGCTAATCCTCTCAAATCTTCATAGATATTACCAATAGCATGTCTCTTTTCTCTAAAGTTTCCTGTAGGCATCAATATATCTGCGTAATCAACTAAAACAACATCAGGTTTCACACCACTCAACTCAATTTGTTTTAAATGTGATCCTATTGTTTGTACACCAGCAGCTTTTGTTGGAAAGTATTTAATTAATAACTTACCTGGTAATTTTGATATTTTAGATTTAACATCATCTTTATAGTATTTTATATTAGATGTTGTTACACCAGTAAAAATAGAATCATATCTTAAACCGACATAATTTTCATTTAACTCTAAAGTATAATGTACAACTGTTTTACTTTGTTTTAACGCTCCTGCACCTAAAGCTTGTAATGTCCAAGATTTACCTATACCAGCTGGAGCAACAATAACACCAAGTTCACCAGTTCCTAACCCACCGTCCATAATTTCATTTATTACATCCCACGGAGTTGGAGTTGTTGTTCTAGCTGATTCTTCAAGTCTTGACTCTAAAGAAGTAATATAATCGTGACCTAAATCTCGTGTTGTTCCCGCTTTCATAGCTTCATCAATAATAGACTTTATACCATCGTAATTCTGATTTTCTAATAAATCTACAGATTCTAAAATAGCACTTTTCAATGTTTGATTTTTACAAAAGTCTAATGTCTGAGTTTGTACAAATTCTAAATCTGTAGCTTCAATATTTTTCCAAACATCCCTAAGTTTATCTACAACACCAGATTTAAGTACATCATTATCTATTTCATCTATTTTATACTTTATAACTTCAAGTGTTGGTTGTTTTTTATATTCGTAGTAATAATCTTTTATTGTTTTAACTAACCATTTATTTGAGTCTGAATCAAACATGGATGAATTTAATATATCACTAATAGTTTGAATGAACTTTACATCTCGTAGTAAAGACGCTATAATCTTAGATTGAAATGATGTTCCGAATTGTATTAGTGTTTCACTCATGCGTTTTCTCTGCATAATGATTTAATTGGTTAAAATTAGTAAGTAACCAACTGTTAAGATTTGGAAGTGCTGTATATAACTTATCTTCTAAAAACATCTTTTGAAACTTATATTTTATTAACCTATTAATAGGTTCATTAACTCTTTCTACTATTTTCGTTTTTGTAGAACCTGAAATATCTACTTCTGATAATTGCATTAACTTATAATTCAATTCTATAACATCTTTTGATTCTGGTAATTCTGCAATAACCTCATCTATATTAACTATACGGTTCTCACTCAAAAATGGTAATTTTTTTTGGATTGTTTTCAACCCTAAACCTCTTACACCAGGTATGTTATCTGATTTATCACCATCTAATACTCTATACCAAATAAGGTTATGAGATGAAATACCAAATTCATCTAATACAGAATCTTCATCATACATTTTCTTTTTAGTCGGACTCCATATCTTAATTCTACCATTCGCTAACTGAAGAAAATCTTTATCAGTAGACATAACTGTAATTTTAGAATCAGTAAGAACTTGTCTGCATAGATAACCAATTGTATCATCTGCTTCAATGTTATCATAAGATAAAACAGTTACAGGAAGTGTTTCTAAATATTCAACTACCCTCTGTAACTGCATTATCATATTTTGTTTCTCATCTTCTTGAGATGCGAAATCATATGCACGATTTACTCTATACTTTGTTTTTCGTTTTGCTTTATATTCAGGATATAACTTCCTACGGCGGGTAGACCCACCCTTACCATCAAATACTATGATGACCCGGGTAGGTCTAAACATATTTATAGTATAACCAATACTTCTTAGAAAACCAACTATTCCACCAACGTGAATACCATCATCGTTAGTAGTCGGTATAACACTAAATACTCTTATGAAAGTATTTAGACCATCTATTATAAGTACTTTATCGTTAGGTTCGCCGCTATCTAAAGAGCCACCTTTCTTCTTGATTTCTTCAAGAATGGAAAGATATTTAGCATTACTCACTTAATTCCTCTTCAACAACCACATCGTCAATACCGAAATTCTTTTCATATTTTAGAATAACTTTATCACAAATTAAGTTGTAACAGTGCTCTCTGAAGTCTTTATCTTTAAGTTGTTCACCCCAATCTTTAGATTGAAATTTAAGTTCTTTACCCTTATGATTTTTCATAGTATACCACGCTCCACCTTGTTTCACTAAGTTATGTTCTTTCATAACTTTTAACCAACTACCATCATCATCTATACCACTTTCAAAGTAAAGTTCAAAATCAGCATGTCTCATTGGAGGTCCAAGTCTATTTTTGATGACTTGAGCTCTCATTTTCATACCAATATTATTGTTCTTTTTATCTTTAATTTGACCAAGATTTTTTAATCTGATACGTGTTGAGGCGTGGAATGGTAATGCTTTACCACCACTTGTTGTCCAAGGGTCTCCGAACATAACTCCAAGTTTTTGTCTGAGTTGATTAGTGAATATTAAAGCTATCTTCTGTCTACCAATCATTTGAGTAATCTTTCTCATAGCTTTTGATAGTATAATTGCTTTACTTGTAGCCCAACCATCTTTATCAAACTCAGCTTCTAACTCTACTTTAGTTGTAGCAGCTGCTAATGAATCTACTAAGATAGTTACTAACCTATCTTTATCTGATTCTCGAACTTTAGTTACAATTTCTTCTATTGCTGCAAATATATCTTCAACTGTTTCTAAATGTAGATACAACATACTTTCCACATCTACACCAATAGAACCAAGAAACTCAGTACTAACAGCAGTTTCAGTATCTATATAAACAGCCACACCACCCTTTTTCTGAGTTTCAGCTAACGTATGAGCTCCAAGTAGTGATTTACCACTTGATTCCAATCCGTTAATTTCAGTAATTCTACCGACCGCAATACCACCGTTAGGTTTATTTGATATTGCTAAATCTAACATAGTAGAACCAGTAGATATAAAATCTTTTATATCTGTAGGTGTTGTATCTGTTCCATCCAAGAAATATGCAACTTTCATATCCTTGAATTGTTTATTTAAAGTGTCCGCTAAGACACCAGCCAATTCATCTCGTGTTGACATAAAAATCTCCTATAAATAACGGGTGGCGCCAGAAGTATATACTAACAGTAGAGTCGAATCTTTAATCGTTACTCTTTAGCCACCCTATATTATTTTATTTAGTTATTAAATAAATCATCAAACGCATCTGATGTTTTCTTTGAATCATAAGATTTTGTTTCAGAAGCAGTTTTTACTGTTTCTTCTACTTTTTCTACTTTTTCTTCAGTCTTTTCTGAACTACCATTTAAGTAGTCATTAAGAGCCTGAGTCAATTCATCATAAGAACGTTCCTGATAGATTTCAGTAATATTCTTTTGTGATTCTTTGATTGATTCAAGAACAGATGCATCTTCTGTAATTGGAGTTTGATTTGGTTTCACTCTGATTGACGTTGCTGGAAAGGATTTACCTGTTTCCTCAGCAGTTTTGAATTCTACAGCAACATCACGACCACTTACTGGATCGGTGATATCACCATAGTCTGGATCTGCAATGATTGATAACAGTTCTTGATAAACTGTTTTTCCGAAACCCCAAAAACGAACACCTTCTTTATCTTCGCCACGAACTACGACTGGAGCAAAAGTTCTCATTTTTGCTTCAACCTTTCTACCTAAACGGTAGTCATCTTTAGAACCAGTTGATTTGAGTTTTTGAGCAAACTCTTCAATTGGGTCTGGGCGACCGAATGAAATTGGTGAAAGATAATTCTTACCACCTAAATCATAGTGAAAGTATAATTCAATGAAAGGATTGTCCTTATTATGTTTATAAGGAACGATTCTAACCACTTGTGTACCCGGTGAGGGTTTCCAAAGATTAGATGTTCTTGTGTTTGTTGTTTGAAGTTGACTTAGACGTTGCTTGATTGCATTTAAATCCATTTTTTATCTCCTATTTTTAAGTATTTAATTAGTATTTTTTAATCAAGTATAACCTTGATACATAAATAAGTATAATCAATTTCTTGAAAATACAATTTTATTTTTCAGTTTTATCCCAAGTTTTAATATCTACTATGGTATAAATTTTTGTTGGTATTTTATTAAGACCTTCTTCGTTTGTAAGTAATAAACAGTTCTTATAATTCTCCCATTCTATAGGAAACGTCTTATCTAACTTACCACCATTTAACTCACGAATTAAATCATTCAGTGCATTAATTGTATATAGTGTATTTGTATTCTTTTTTCTATGTAATGAAATAGTATCTGGTACACCTTCAATAAAATCAGCATCATATTCTACATTATACGTACATATTAATTGATGTTGGTCATTCTCATTCTGAAATGCATATATTTTATCAAACACGATATCATTACATGCTATAATAATATCTACTGTATCATAGAATTTATTTTTTTTAGTAAATGTACATAATAGTTGTGTTTTCATTATATTTCACCATAAACTTTTTCGTGTGATTCTCTTAGTTTCATTGAAAAATCCTTATTCATTTGCATTTCAAATTTCATTGAACTACCACCATAACCAACACCATCTTGTCTAATAACAATGCTTGCAATATCAATTACTTCACCACCTGTTTCTGCTTGATATGCTAATGCTGGTGGGTCTACAGATTCATCAATAATTAACTTTTCTTTAATTTTTTCAAAATCTGATGTACCGAATAACTCTTTCATTGTGTCGGGGTCTAAACTCAAATCACCAATTGCCATAGTTTCTTCACCTTCACCTACAGATTTTAAAGGAAATTCTTTTTTAATATCTTCTAACATACCAGCTTTCAATTTAGGATTATCAACTATAGCTCGTATTGATTTTGTAGTGTAATCACGTACTTGGTCAATATGTGATTTAACCCATAACTCTTCTTTCGTTGGTGGGTCACTTAAATTCATTTTACCTGTTTTAATATTATAATTAGTTTTTTCTACCATAGCAAGCCAAACTGCTTTAGCCGTTTTTCTACTCGTTGGTTCTGGTAAATCTAAACCAAATTCTTTAATACCTTTAATTAAACTATTGCGTTCATTTTTAGAATGTGTTCTTGGGTCTAACTCACTATCTACTGTATCACTATCCCATTCTCTAAATTTACCTGTTTGTGAATTTAAAAAGTTAATTTTTGTATCTTTTTTTAGTGATACTTCATCCATTATTTCTTCACCGTCTGATGTTCGTACTTTAATATAAATGTCTGTAGAAAATCCTTTTTGCCCTGAATAATCGTCCCAACCCATAGCATTAACATCTTGTTCTGTATCCCATCCTGTATTTACTATTTCTACACTTTCACCATATTTTTTAGTAATTCTGTCTCTAATAGCTTTTCTACTTTTACCTGCAGCTACAATCCAACTTTTATTAATCACTCTTTTACCAGGAGCTTTTAAATCTGGATTTGATTTAATCGTTTTTTTCTCGTGTTCTAACATAGCAGTTTGTAGTTTATCCCAATCTTCACTTGACATTGAACTAGCCATTAAAGTTAAAACTTCACCCGCCTGAGCTGATATTGCTCCAGCTCCTCCTGTTGAAATTAATGCAGAAATTTCAGGTTTAGTCCCTGCTCTTTTACTATTCATCATTCTTTCAATTAACTTTATATATTTTTTAGGAAATTTTTCTACATCTAACTCTTCAGATATTTTAAACTCAGGTGGTGGTTCGCCTATTTCATAATCATTTTGATATTTTTCATCTGATGGTTTAATGTCTTCAGCATAAGCTTCTGATTTTGAAGTATCTACTTTTTTGATTGTTTTATCTTTACCATTAATAACTCTTTTTTCTTTTTTATCAGGTTCTTCACCTTTTTCTTTCTCTTTTGCATCTTGAGCTTTTTGAGATTTAGGATGGTCTTTAATATATTGTGCTTGTTGTTCTGGTGATAACTTTGTCCACCATTCATCACCTTCTTTTAAATTTTGTAGAA